CATTATTGTGAATAGTGATTATCATAATAGTGTTTAGACATTACATGTCCTTTAATTGGACTATGAATTGCCTCATCAAAGGTAACAAAATAATTAGGGGCACCTGTTTCCCTATCTACTAAAACCCAATCTTTCATTTTAGTTAAGTCTTCTTTTTCTTCCCAATATAAAAATCTATAATTACTCATTCTCAAACATTATGCTGTTAAACCATAAATTGTTATTTCCATGCCACTTGAATGATAATTAAAGCTAAACTCAAAGCCAAGCTTATTGCTGTTTTCATATCAATTGGTTGATTAAAATAGTAACTTGTTCCCCAAGCATATACTATCATACCTGTTGCGAATCCTACAAATCGTTGAGGCCACATTTGACCATCAAAACCGGATACCGTATATTTTGTAGCCCATATAAAAATAAGTGAAATGGGAATACCTAAACAAGCAACAAGGAATGGGTTTTTCTTAGCCCATTCCCAAATAAATTGCCCATTTAGTTGCCAATAAGTAATTACTTGTCCTACTAAATAGAGTAGAGCACCTATAAGTAGGTCTTTAATGTTCATAATAAAAAGTCTTCTTCAAATTCCTCACTAATTTTATTATCCTTACTTTCAATCCAACCAGTCAAAATATATTTTGTATTACCATCACCAGGTGCATTACCTCTATGTTTATGAGTCCAATAAGCCGGAGCAATAATTAATTTACCAGTTTCAGGATAAACCATTTGTTTGTTGTATTTGAATTCGGTTCCACCACTACGTAATGTATTTAGATAATAAATGAAGAATAATTCACGTTTAGATGTTGTTCCACCTTCATTTTCGTGGTGCCAAGCAAAGTAACCTTCACCACCAATATAGCGTTGCATCTGGATATGGGGTGCTCCATTGTTAGAAATACCAAATGCGCTTTGCGCTGTTCTAATTTTAGCAGCATTACTTGAAAATCCTTCACCAGCTACAATAAATGGATTAGTTTCCAAATAACGGGATGTGTATTGGAGGAGGTTTTCCATTAGATAATCATAGACGTATTTCCATTCCTCATCTTCTAATTCCATATGAATCATTAAGTCAGTAGATGCTTTAACATGTTTTCTAACACCACCTCCTGTTAATCCCTCCATTAGAGCATCTTGGGAGCGTTCAAATTTATCTATAATAAAATTACAAAAATCAGGAGGTAAAGCTCCTGGGTATTCTTGGATTAGTGAATCCTTAACTGATGAGTTTATTTTTCCTATTATTTCCATTAGAATTGCATTTCAGTTATTATTTTAAAATCAATATTATCATTCATTTTAAGTGTTCTAAATGGTAATTCAAATTTTTCACTACCAGCAAAATAAACATAAACATTACATCCATATTTGTGTTCTACTTCATCGATAAAATTATTAATACCACTATTAACACTACTCATATCAGCTATTTTACCTTTAGAGTTTATCCCAAATGAAGTAATAAGTAATACATTTTCTCCCTTTAAATCGTTGTGGTGTGTTGAAACTAAATCATCATTTTGCCAAAATTCAATTCTCCAATTACCAATTCTGTTTTCAAAACCACCCCAATTACCTCCACCTAAAACCATTTCACCAGCTAGTTCATCATCCAAAAACCATTTGACAAGGTATTGGTGTTCACCTCTAACTGCTACTTTAGCTAGATTATTAAATGTAATATTAGCGTGGCTATTCTCCTGTATTTCTACTTTCATAAAATTCTTTTTTGCTCTGTAAGTATGCTGTTTCGTATCGTTGATATAAATTCATGTTGGGGTATAGTTGTCCTAATAGAACAGCCTTTTCCATTACCTCATGGTAGTAACCACGCTCATGAGCATGATGTAACATTTCCTCTATACGTTCTTCTGTTGTCATTTTGAATAAATTCCATATGGAGTTACTAAAAAGTCTACAATACCTGTTTTTAAATGTTTAAATGCTTCCTCAGGACGATTCACAATAGGTTCATTATGAACGTTAAATGAAGTATTTACTAAACAACCAATTCCTGTTAATTCCTTATATTTCTTTAAAATATCATAGAAGAATGGATTTGATTTTTCAGTTACAATTTGAATACGAGCTGTTTTATCAACTGGGTGGACTACTGTGGGTAATTTATCTCTAAATTCCTCACGAGTATCATAAGTCACTGTCATAAATTCAGCAGCATATCTTGATTTATCTACTTTAAACAAACGGTTAGCATCCTCATCTAATACAGCAGGAGCAAATGGCATAAAATCATTACGTTGGAGTTTACCATTAATGATATCGTATGTTTCTGGGTGAGTTGGGTCACAAGTGATTGTTCTATTACCTAATGCTCTAGGGCCATGTTCAAATTTACCATTAAATAGACCTAAAATTTTTCTATTAAGTAATAATTGACCTACATAATCTAAATTAAGTGGAATTTTAACATAATCACCCATTACAGATTTAGCAGCATTATCTACTTCTTCTTCACTATATTCATTACCAAAAAATACATTTTCCAAACGAACAGGTTTAAAATCAGGATCTATATTTTTAACAGCTATTAGAACTGAACCTAAAGCTAATCCATCATCACCCATAGGAGGTGCTACAAAAATTTCATCAACCCATTCTAATTCGTTGATTTTTTTATTCATTTTAACATTAGCGAAAATACCTCCAGCTAATGCTAATTTTTTAATATGAGGGTAACGTTTATGTAAGTTATTTAGAATCTCAATTGTAGTTTCTTCTAATACTAATTGTCCAGCATAAGCGATACGTTTACGAGATTCTTCCATTTTCCATTCAATACGACTACCCATATATTCAAAGAAATTAGAAAATAATTCTCTATAGATACTACCCCCAGCTAAATCATTTACATCAGGGTGTTCTACTATAGGAGTTTTAATATCATCTACTACTGGGAGTATTTTCTTGAAAATTTGGTAATAAACATCCCAATGATCCCCATGTCCTGCTAATCCAACTACTTTACCTTCATCCTTTAAACGTTTAAAACCTAAAAGTTCAGTAATTGCTGAGTAGAATAAACCAATAGATTTACGATTGAGTTCAATACCATCAATGTATTCCATAAATCCATTTTTACCAATATAGTATTTAGCTGAATGGTTTTCTCCACTACCATCAATAGCTACTACTAGAGTATCTTCTTGGAATCCTGAGGTGAGATAAGCTAAAGCACAGTGGGTTTCATGGTGTTCCGTTTTCATAAATTTCTCCTCAGGTAAATCATAACCTGTAGTAGATTTGATCATTAAATTAACTAGTTCATAATCTAGAAAACTAGTAACAATATCAATAGTAGAAACATCTACATTATATCTATTAGTTAAAGTAGCTACTGATTCTAAAGGGAAGCGGAACCAGTTGTTGTGTAAATCAACATATGGTTTTTGTCTAATTAGACGTTCTTCCTCTAATACTACTTTAATTTCACCATTTTCAAAGTATGCTAATCCACATGAATGCATACCTCCAATAATTCCCAAAATTTTATGTGGAACCTTTTCTGTTAACTTCATTATTTATTTTATTTTTTAAATATAACTTTCATCCCAAGAATCCACCTCATCATCGTTATCCCAATCAAAATCATCTTCATGTGAAGTCCCAGTTTGATGTTCATAATAATCTACAATTTCATTAAATAAATCATCATCCTCTACTTCAACCTTTTCATCATCTAATACTGAATAGTAGGTTTCGCCTATGTCTAGTTCATTTTCGACTTGTAAGAACCAAGTTTGACCATCATAAATGATCTCGTAAATTTCTATTTTTTTAGTTTTAATAACCATGACTATAATAAATACGTGATTAATCTAAAAGATGTCGTTCATGTGGGCGACAAGTGCCAAAATTTCGTGGATCTCTTCCATGTAGGAACATTACTTTGGGTTCAATTTCGGTTTTAGCTACTTTTTTATTAGTACCAAACCAATATACAGGACCATTGTAATCCTCATAGAATACATTTTCACGATCGTCTACATTAAGTATACGACGTTTACCACCAAATGAACGAAATTCACGAGCGGTGACTCGTGCATAACGATTTAACCCCTCCATAAAAATTTCACAACAACGAGCTTCGTTGAAGTCAAATCGCATTTTTTCTGTGTTACCTCTTTTTTCAGCCATGTGAAACAAATATTGTACCTAAATTGTGATGTGGTGAGAAATATACATAATCATGTTTATCTAACCAAGCTGTGGTTAACCTTTTCATCTCTAAAGAATGGCCAGTAATAATCTCTACAGATTTGTATTGAGTATTATTGGCATAGAAAAAGAAGTTTTCCAGCTGATCAACTACATCAGCGTGTTTAACCCCATGTAAATCTAAAATTAAATCAGTCCTCATTAGTAAAGTCCTCGTAATCTGTCTCAAACATAATTAAAAAGGTAATTCATCATTATCCATATACAAATGAGACATTCGCTCATATGTTGCTGAACGTTCTTCCTCGTAT